GTGTTGAAGGGAGGGAGTTCGTCCTTGAGCCCACTGGGCTCTCAATAGCCGGGGAAGGCGATTCCAGTAGCTCTGCGACCGTCTCGCCATGCCCCACAAACTCAGCAATTTGTGGCCCCAGATCGCCAGCTACGACGCGCTGCTGGACGCCTGGAAGGAAGTCAGAAGCGGCAAGGGCGACAAGCGGTTGATCCTCCAGTACGAGAGCAATCTGGCGGTGAATCTCTCCCACCTGGAAGCCAAGTTGCTGGACGGCAGGTATAAGCCACGGCCGCACTATGAGTTCTGGATTAAGGATCCCAAGCCCCGGCTAATCCAGGCGCCCTTCCTTGAGGATCGCATCGTCCAACACGCCGTCTGCAACGTGCTGCGCGTGCCCCTACAGCAGCGGTTAATCGCGCACACCTACAGCTGCCTGATTGGCCGCGGCACCCATCGCTGCAGCCAGCGGTTTCATGCCTATCTGAAGAACAGGCGGTTCAAGTATTACCTCAGCCTCGACATCAGCAAGTTCTTCTACAGCATCAACCACGAAGCGCTCTATGCAGAGATGTGCCGTCACATCAAATGCAAGCCCACGCTTGAGCTGTTGTGGCAATACATCACGGTGAACGGTGGCGACTGCGGCATCCCGATCGGCGCGAGCACCAGCCAGATCATGGCCAACATGGCGCTCAACCCCCTCGATCACTTCGCCCGGCGCGAGCTGAAGCTCAACACCTACCTGCGCTACTGCGACGACATGATCGCCCTGCTCGAGACCGTGGAAGCTGCCCACGCTGCCCACCAGGCAATGGCGCAGAAGGTGGAGGAGCTGGGCATGAGGCTCAACAGCAAGAGCGGCGTGGGCTGGGTGGATGACGGCGTGGACTGGGTTGGCTACCGCCACTGGCGCACCTACAAGCTGATCCGCAAGCGCTCGCTCAAACGCCTGAAGCGCAAGGCCGCGGCCGGCTGCAGCTTGGAAACGACCATGGCCTACCTCAGCCACGCCAAGGACACGGCCAGCCTGCGGTATGTGAGGCAGCTGCTATGGCGCTGCAATCCTGAACACCGCCCAGAGATCTACGCCTGGATTTGCCGGCACAGGCCAGCCCGATAGTCTGCAGGGGTGCAGACATCTTGCAGTGGACCCAGCGAGCATCCTTGCCCTCATCGGACTTGGCGGCTCTGGTGTCGCCGCGCTTTGGAAGATCGCCAACGGCCTGGGGCGATTTGAATCACGCACCACAACAATTCTCGAGGGCGTGCAGACGATGCTGCAGGACCACGAGACCAGGCTCCGCGATCTTGAGCGAACCTGATGAAACACCTCTCTGATTACGTCGCCTTGGCTGTTGCCATCCACGGCGTCGCCCTGGTGGTGGTCAACATGACCCCCACGCCCAAAGACAACAAGGCCCTGAACGAGTACACCCGGCTCCTCGTCAAGCTCTACCGGGTGATCGAAGTAGTCGCCGGCATCATCAGCCCCAAGGTGAAGAGGTAGCCATGCAGCCCTTCGTCGTTGGCCAGGAGCTGCAGTTCAGGCAGGAGGCCACGAAGCGAACGCTGCTGGACTTGTTCGAGGCCGGCGACCACGAGGGGCTGCTCAACACAGCGCTGTTGCTCAACACGCTCTGGCATCAGCAGAGCGCCATCGCTCGCTGGTTTGCCAAGGAAGCATCCGACAACCTGGCTGACGCTTACGAGGCATCCCGCCGAAATCAACCAGGGCGCTGACTGGAATCAGCGGCTTCAAGTGATGCGATCCAGCTGTCGTAGGACTCGCGCATCGGGACTTTGGCCGGCAGCTTCAGCCACTTCCTGACCGCGATCGGGCAACGCAAGAAGACCGACGCGCCTTTGTCGTATGCAATAAAGAAACGCCCGTTCCAGTCCTTTCCGGTCTCAATCGTTGTGGTTGTACTGAGGTGCAGTCGTTCGCGCTTCATGGCTTGCAAGTGAGATACCAACCCCCGGAGCCGCCTGGCATCCAGCGTGGATTCCAGTTCTTGCGGCTGTAGACCACGCCACCGCCCTTCGTGTTGTTGGCATAGCCGCCGCCAACGAGCATGGCCTCGCCATTTGGATCGTTCTGGATCCAGGCCGTATCGGTGTAGCCGATAATCACGGACCAATGCCCGCCGCCACTAGGGGCGCTCACAGGGCCTTTGTGCAGCCAGCCCACGGCAACAGGCCTACCTGCGTCGATCTCGCGCTCCAGGGCCACTGGCGTGCCGTTGGTGAAGAAATCAGCTCGCAATCCAAGGGAGCGCAGCGCCGCCAACTGGGCTTCAGCTGATGTGGTGTCGCCGAACTTCTGTCGGATGACGTTATAGGCATCGTCACCCACCACTTTTCCCCAGAACATGGCGAGCATGGCGCAACTGGAGGAGAAGCACTCGCGGTAGCCGGTGCCGCTCTTGTTGTCGTTCTGGCTTTGCCATTTCACTGCCAGTGGATTCTTCAGCAGGGCCGGCCTGCGCAGCGGTCTCTCCTCGTCCATCAGCGCAATCAAGCGCTGGCTGTAGGCCGGCAACGTGGCATACCCCTGCCGCTGGAGCTCCCTGGCGGCCTCATCGCGGTTGGCCGCACGGTTGACTCCCTTGTGCTCCTTCCAGTCCAGATACCACCGCTCCACCAAATACTTCACCGCTGCATCGAGCGAGTCGAAATCAACAAACGAATCACGGATGGTGATCGTTTTGCCGTTAACCACCTCCTGCGTCTGCTTTGCGGTGCCTGGCCCCTTCAAGCCGAATGGGTTATTTCTACCGCTCATGTGCTTCCCTGAGCCGCTCTCGAGCCGCCATTGCGCTGCCACAAGCTCTGGGTAGCGGCTGCCGTGCTTCCTGGCCGCCGCCTCAATGCCGCCCCAGGTGTTTTCGATGTCACCGATGTTGCGCCAGTCATCCACCCAATCGGCCGACTCGGTCAGCAGCCCCGGATCGGCATCTTTGATATGACGACCGAGCTTGACAATCGCATCTTTTTGATGCTCAAGACCCTTGTAGTTGTCCCAGAACTGCAGCCATCGCTGATCAGTGAACTGGACTTCCTCGATTGGCATGATGGGGAAAGCTCTCCACCCATGTAACCGTGGCAAACCACGATCTCCGAGAGGTGCTCGAGGACATTCACGCCGAAGTGGCGCATGGAATCCTGGATGACCTCCGCAATGGCGACAAGAACGCCCGCCGCGAAGCACTGCAGCTCCTGAAGCAGAACGCGATCACTGCTGCCGCCATGCCAGAGACGCCAACGGCCGACCTGGCGCGCATGTCCGGCAAGCTCAACTTCGCTGAGCTCGAGCAGAAGGTCAAAGTGGTGCCGATCCGCCCGCCTAGCGCCGCCTGACACCGCCGTAAGCGGCGCTGCGGGCCATCGGACGGAACCCCAGGGCCAGTGCGTCCACACTGGCCCCCGTCTCATCCATCCACGCCTGCCTGGACCAGTCCTCGATCTCGTCGGCGCGTTGCTGTTGCGCCTTCACCTGGTCCTGTGCCGCGGCCTCAACGAACCATGCACAGCCGATCGCTAGTGCATCGATGCGGTCGTAGTAGGTGAGGCAGCCCCGGTCGGCCGTGATCCGGCTCATTTGGTACATCAAAGAGCGCTGGTGGCCCGTATCCGGGTCACGCTCCGCGCCATTCCAGTCCTTCTGGATCAGCTCGCTGTTGAACACCAGCCGGTGCTGCTGGCTCAACGGGCCGAGCACATCAACGATCCGCTTCTCCTTCTGCCCGGCGCTCCTGGGTGGCTCCTCCACCGTGCAAGGCCAGATGCGTTGCATCACCGGTTTCAACAGCGCGGCGAACATGCCATCGCCGTAGTTCGGCTCGGGGATGACGTAGTTGACCTTCCACCGCTTGGCGACATTCGCCAGGTGGACCAGCACCTCCTCCTCGTAGCCGCGGGTGGTGCCGCCGCTCTCGAGCACAAACAGGTTGCCGTTCAGCTCCGCCACCACGGCCCACGCCAGCTCGTCGCTGCCGCGGCCGGACGGGTCAATGGCCAGCACGCACCGCCAGGTCTCTTCCTGGGGCAACCAGCCCTGAATCACGGCCGGTGAGTGGTAGAAGCGGTCCGCACCAAGACCCACGCATGGGATGGATTGGATGCGGTACTCCGTTCCTGCCGACCACGACACCACCTCAGGCAGTGCTTTGCCGTCCAACGGCAGCACGATCAGGTCGCCAAGGCGGATCGGATAGCGATCCAGGGTCGACAAGCGACAGTTCAGCTGGAACTGCAGTTGCACCGACGCCCTGGTCATCCGCATCTCGCGGTTCAGTAGCTCCTCATGGCCAAAGCGCTCTGGGTCAGTCGGCTGGCCGACCAATGACGGGTCTTCCTCGACCTCAGCCGCCATCACGGGGTCGATATGGCCCTCGTAGCAGTCCCACTGGTCCGCGTCAGACGGGTCTGGATACCGCGCCGGCCAGTAGCGGATCGAATAATTCCGCTCTCGCACCAGCCGCAGGTACAGCGACGTCTCCAGGTGAGGCGTACCCAGGAACTGGATCATCCGCGGCAGCTCCTGGCCCTCATCCGGCTTGAGGATTGCCTCCAATTCGGTCACGGCCGCGGCCAAGCGCTCCTGTTTCAGCGGTGTGATCGAGTTGTTGAGGGTCTCGATGTCGTCCGGGATGGCGATCGTGCAGCGTTTGCCGGTCAATGACGGCGACAGGATTCCCACAGCGCGGACACTCGGGCTCTGATCCACCACCGCAGGGCCCACATCAAATGCCCTGGTGCTGCTGCGGCCGTCATTGCGTGGTTCCAGGCACCGCAGGATGTCGATGTCACGGATGCACCGCGCCATGAACGTGGTGATCTCCAGCGCCTTCTCCGCTGTAGAGCCCGGAATCAGCACCTTCTCGTTGAAGGGATCAATCCGTAGCCGGTGCAATGCCCTGGCCGCGGCGATCGTTGACTTCGCCACACCACGAAAGCCAACGGTGATCTGACGGGAGGGGCCGTTCTCCTGCCAATCACAGATCCGCAACTGCTGCTTGGTTGGCACTTCCGCCAACCCCAGCTCCCGCAGGATGTAGCAGAAGAAATAAGGGAACCGGCCAACACCCAGTTCCGGCGGAATCGGCGTCCAACTCATGTGGAAGCCCCTCCCACCACAAAGGCAGAAGGGGCTTCCGACCAACCACCAGCACGTCCGCAAGAACGAAGCGCTAGCGGGCCTCCCAGCACCACCTGGGTGGGCGACATGACCTTAGCCAGCCTCATAGGCCTCGTTCACTTCAGCGGTGGCCGGGTCGTCGCCCTTGAACTCGCCTTTCTTGTTTCGTGCGCGCTTCGTGGCCTTCGCCGTTGGGGCAGGACAAGCACCTCCACAAGGCGACGCCAGCGCCGCTTCAGCTGCGGCCACCACGTCATCAGGGACATCAGAGCCAAAACCAAACAGACCAAGGCGTTCCCGCTCTGTATTGGATAGATACACGGGTGTAGAGCAGTTCGCTTCAGGCTATCGGTCCTGTTCGGCTCACTCCAGTGAATCCGTGAACTGACGGTGGATGTGGCCGCGGCGTTTTGCCCCACCGACAGAGATGTACCAGGGGTTGAACAGGAAGTAGGTCTCCCCAGTGGTCTGGTCATAGGCCTTGCTGATCACCAGGTGCTCCCGCAGCCGCTTCAGGGAGTTGGTGACGTCCTGGATCCGCATCCCCAACTGCTCTGACAGGCACTTGGCTGTCACCTTCACCCGGCCGCTGCGCCAGTGCAGATGAATGGTCAGACCCCAGAGCACCGCCAGATCGCGGGGGAGCAATTTCCGCTCCTTCAACAGCTCCGCGCAAGCCTCTCGACCTTGCCTGTGGAGCATGACGTAGTCCTCGCCGTCAGATTCGATAGGGTTCATGCAGTCAGTGGCGCATAACACTGGCGAGATCCCCTTAATACCGGCTTCAGGATCCGACCCCTGTTGCCGGAAGGGATCTCATGCACTCAAATAGTAAAGCATTACTACTCGCCCCCGTAGAACTCCGCTCCACCACTGGGCCATTTCACAGTTGCTCTGGATATCTCTACTGGTAGGTAGGAAGAGATCTCCAGAAACATCCGGCGCAGCCCGCCCACCCCACCTCCGGACGTCGTCAGTCCCGCGCTCCACATCTCGGACTCCGCTCCACCCCCGACGCCCTCCGCCAGGGTGGGCACACTCCCAACATCAACCCGACCCAAACCTCACTCCACCCCCGTATTGACCCTGGCTAGATCCGGTTCAGACCCGGGGGCCGTTTTTGGGTCGCGTGATGTGGTGGGGTGCCCAGTACGAGCGAGCCGCAGCTCCCCCCTGCGCCCCCTGTCTTTTCTGCTGGTGGCTGCTGGGCCCTGCGGGCCTGGCTGCAGGCGGTCTGCAGCCTGCTGGGGCCTGGGGCTGGTGGCGGCTGGGTTCTCTGCGGATTGCACATCCGCTGGGGCCTGCTGGCGGGCTTGTCCGGCCTGGTGGGGGTGGGGTGGTTGCCCCGCTGGGCCTGCGCCGGTAGGCTGGCGCCACGCGCCAATGTAAAGAGTTATTACAGATTGGCAGGTGCGCCACCAGGCACCCGCTCCGCCCCCGTGGAGATCAAGCAGGATGGCAGCAGGACCGCTACGGGGCCGCAGCGCACTGCGCCGAGCCCGCGGCGGTCTGACCAACCACCACCGCACCTGGACAGATGAACAGCACCACCACCGCGCCCGCGGCCGCTATGGCCGTGGCTTGCATCGTTCCGCCCGAGCAGATCGGGTGGGACAGGGATGAGTGGCTGGAGTCCTACCCGGACGACAGCTACGAGCGGTCGGTGATCTGGGCTGCTGATGACTGCTGCCGGCTCGACCCTGTCGACCTGGCTGCGTTGTTTGCGGCTCACGGCGCCGACCTGGAGGAATACCGGCTGCAGCTGGTGGGGCAGGTGTACAACGACGCACCTGTGCTCCACCGCCGCCACGCGGGCCAGGCACTGACCTGGCTCGGCTACTGATGCGCGCCGCATCACTGGCCCTGGGGCTAGCCGCTGGGCTGGCCCTGGGGTGGCTGCAGCGGCCACTGGCGCCTGGTGCGCCTGACCGGCCCGAGCTGGGCCTGATCCGCGGGCGTGCGATGCCCGCTGAATGGCCCGGCCCCTGACCAACCACCACCGACACCCAAATGAACTGCCTCGAATACTTCCTCGTTGTCACCAACGAGCTCGATCCCACCGCCTTTGTTGATCCAGCTCCATGGCACGAAGGCCGCCGCGTCTGGTGGGGGCCAGGAGCAGAACGCAACGCCAAGGCAGCTGCCAAGGCCATCAGCCGCAAGCTCCCGGCCTACCACTCCTGCCGCGTCGAATCGACGTTTGCCGCCTGACGACAGCACCGAGGCCCTGGGCCCTGCCCTCGGCTTCCCTGCTGCCCTCCAAGCAGCGACCAACCACCAACCACCCAACCATGGACAACTTCAAC